TCATCTATTATATTATCACTTGTTTATTTGTTTTGTAACGTATTTTATAAGATATCTTGCTTAATCTTTGATAAGTTTGTATGGTTCCATAAATTGCCTTTAGAGTGACTTCTTCTAGTTGTTGAGGTTTTCCTCTTGATATGTTTATAAGACTCCTCAAACTCTTTCTGTGTGAATCCTTGGATGCTGTCAAACCCTGTTACTTGTCTCCACTTAGAAGCGTTAGCTTTTTTCTTAGCTTCCATATATTCTTTTAATTCTTTCATATTATTTATTTTTTAATTCTTCTTGCATTTCTAGTACTAATATTATCACAATCTTAGTTGGTTTGCAACGTATTTTATTAGTTATTATTTTCTAATTCAATCCACTCTTCAACTATCTTAATATCTTTATAAGCACCTATTGCTTGCAGCAATCTGTCATTATCTTGTAAGATATTCATCTCATTATATAATTTATCTCTTAACTCAGTGAGTGAAACTCCGTTTATTAACTCTTGGTTTAATCTTTTTTCTCTTAATATTCTCATAATTTTAATGCTTATTTCTAAGACTTTATTTAGTTATTCCCGGTGAAGGGTCATTGATTAATATTGTGGAGGCAATCAATTTTATAAAACTCCGTAAGTTTGTTACTTTGTTACTTACATTAATATTATCACATTGTATATAGGTTTGTAACGTGTTTTTTTAAAGAAATAATATAAAAATATACCTTTTTGAACTTTTATGTAATATATACTATATAAGTAATAAACTTAAGTATTATTGAATATAATGTGATAAAACATATTAAACAATAATAATAATGCAAACAGATATAAGACAATTGTATTAACTGCGAATATAACTAGAATTATTCACTAATATAATAAGTACAATGTATATATGTTGCATTATATACAATGAATGTGTGTATTATACACATATATAACAATGTGGTGTACATAAAACGTAAAATTAAGTAAGTACATTGATAATAATGTAGTAAACGTATACAAACACTGCAAAGTATTCAACTATAGGGTGCATAGGTTACACATATGACTTTAAATATACGATTTTATTGCTAATAACGTAATGCAACACTTTACTTCTATATATAAAATATTAATTTAAAACAAACATATGCCGGATACATTTATAAAGAACAACATGTCTGTTGTGTTATCTTTGCTAGTGGCTGTATTTACTGCTGGTGGTATATTCGCTGAGTTTACGGCTATTAAGACGGAGCTTACGACGGTACATGATAGATTAGATAAGAAGATAAAAGTAATTAACGATCTTGAGGATCGCATACTCGATATGGAGAAGCAGTTAGAATATGAAAGAGGATTCTTAGATGCTGCTGCCAAGAAGAAGAAAAAGTAACTACAGAAGAATCGCTACCTTAATGGACACGTTGTGTTAAGGCTGCCCCATCGAGGCAGGTGTCATATAGTTGCTTTTTGCTTAGTTCCTTTCAGATACCACCTAGGAAGTGGTTGAGGCAGTGAACGTACAGATCGTTGCACTATTCAAAGTAGAGTCATAGGGTACCTGGTAACCTTCATTGGACTAAGGTGCCCTTATGATTACAAACATGTAAATTACTACCCCATGGCAAAGAAGAGACCAACAGCCACGTCACCTTTATTTAAGAAGGATGCGTGCTATCATAAAGTAAAGAAACAATACAAAGTATTCCCGAGCGCTTATGCCTCTGGAGCTATTGCTAAATGTAGAAAAAAGAATAGATAGATATGAAACTACCTACTAACGGAGTCGCTAAAGAATTAAGGCATTACATAGGATCGTTATTTATATTCCTATTGGTTATGTCTATCATATTTATTTTAATGAAGTATCCAGTATTGGATACAAACAAAGAAGTTGTAATGATGCTCATAGGTACCATATCGGCTTCTATAGGATTAGTAGTGTCTACTATCACCGGATCTAAACCGGATGATGTAAACGCGCTTAAAACAGAAATAGAAAAGAAGAACGATCAGATAGACTCATTGGTTGCAGCTAAAGATAACCTAGAGCATATGATCATCGATCTACAGAAAACTATCTTAGAGAACCAAGATAATGTAATGGATAAGATCATTCTTAAAGCGGCTTTGGACTTTGACGACAGAGAAGCAGCTTATAAGGAATTAAAGAAAAAATAATATGTCATTAACGCAAATAAGCCACTCAATAGTAGATTCTACTATAGCTAAGGTAGTAACGCTAACACAAGCAGAGTATGATGCACTTAGCAGTTATGATGCATCGACATTATATATAACAACATAATAATATGGGAATTTATTTAGGAGCAAAAGCATTAGGCGGAGGGGGAGGTTCCCAGCCTGGTGATTTGGTAGCAATTAACCAAGATGGTACAGCTACAAATGACCCCACTACTAATTTTATAATTAATTACAACGACGGTAAATACCTGAGAACAGGTATAACCATACCTACCGTGTCGACCTCAGCTAATGCTTATCCGGAAAATATTCTTCCTCCCATGACGGCTGACAGCGTGAATGGGCAACTATTAGGTAACGAAAATGCTGTAACAAGTATTGAGAACGTAGTAAGAAGCTCGGTTGAAATTCAAGCTGGAACCGCTCTTACAAGGTTAACATCGAGTAGTGTGAATACTGGTCAATTAGCCTTGTATCTCATCCCATTTGGAGGAGACGATACACATATATACTCAAGCTTTATACACTCTCAATCAGCGGGCAGAGGACTTTATATAACAAATAAATCCACGGGTGTTATGACACACCATGAATTTCCTTTTGGTTCTAGTATCCCAGCCTCTTTTTCTAGTAGTGGGAGACTTTCTTACGTAATGGGGAAAGGTTTATTAGCTGATAAAATACTAGTGGCGTTTGGTAACAGTAGCACAGAATCAGGCCTTATGGTTATAAATAAATCAGGTACTGTAGATACTAGTTTTAATTCGGGACTCTTTTCAAGCGGTGTGTACAAACAAACTGGTTCTGGAAGCAGTAATCCTCTTTATTACGGAATGGCAGTAAACTCAAATTCAAAAAGATGGACAGGGTGGATGAAAGTAAATCCTGATGCTTGGGCGTCGTCAAGCGGTGCGGCTCACATTAGCGGCAGTACATCTGGGAATGCTACTATACCATCATCAAATACTTTTGAGTTACGTTATGTAACTATTTATGGGTACATATACCCCGGTGGACACTACTACACAGCAATAGACCACGCAACAGGCTCGATGCGATCTGGTATTGGGTTGGCTCAAAACCAATTAGCAATGCAGTGGACATACGAGGATGGATCAGCCGGACCAAGCAGCGCCTCCTGGAATAATACGAATTACATAGATGACACATCCTATGCCGGAGCAACCCCTGTAGGCTTTGGCGCTCAATATGATACAGCTTCAGCTGCTCAAGCGGCTTTAGACGCTTTAAACACAGCTAACGGCACCTCTTATAACAGCTTTCCAAAAGCTCAAATGGGGCCAAGCAATTCCCAAACTACTTACACCTCGAACGGCTCTGTTGAGTCGCGCGTAGTATCATCTTTTGATTGGAACTTAACTAATCTTAATGATATAGTAGGCGAGCCAGCGGTTATAGGGGCTACAGCTCCCTCACGGACTAGAGGAGTGCTTGCATTTGATTCTGCCGACAACGACCCTAGTTTCTGGGCAATTGTAAGAGTAGACGGCTTCGAAACAGTAGCAAACCCAGGTGTGACTGTAACTAAAATGTATTTAGTTGAATATCCAGCTACAGTAGCCAAAAGAAATTTATCTAGCGTAGTAGGGGCACAAGGGTACGTGAGGCCAATGTATTACGATATACGTGACCAAAGTGTATCTTTCGGAGCTGGTGGGACTGGAACTACTGCTGGGCAAAGAACAACGGGAACCTACCCCGATAAACATCATACTAGCCTAGTTGCTGGAGATAAAAGAAGCAAATTTAAATTTCCAATATGGGTAAGACTAGAATAAATAATATATGAAATATTTACTATATACAAACGATCAATTAACCGGAGTGTACTCAAATTTAGGTGACGCTGTTTCTGAAGAAGAAAATATAGAAATAATAGAGATGAGCGTAGAAAATCTTGAAATTCTACAACGTAAATGGAGAGACGAAGAGCTTAAAAGCACGGATTGGATCATAACTATAACAGACCACCCGGAAAGAGCTACGAATTTAACATATAGAGCTAACCTTAGGGATTGGCCGTCAACAGATAGTTTTCCAAGTATAAGACCTACATTGTAATGGCTGTGCGTAAAACAAAATCCGGCGCTAACCTCAAGCGTTGGTTTAAAGAAAAATGGACGGATGAAAAAGGCAACCCGTGTGGCTCTGCAAAACGCAAAGGTATAAAGAAGTGCAGGCCGTCAGTCCGGATCAATAAGAACACTCCTGTGGCATGGTCACAGATGTCTGCAGCGCAGAAAAAGAAAGCTGTTGCTGAAAAGAAAAGAACTGGTATGGGTAAACGTACCTCAAGTATAAGAAAGAAAACTAAAAAGAAATAATCATGGGAAAGAAAGGAACAACTGTAATACCTGCTGTTATTAAAAAAATGGGTGGACGTGCTGCTGCTAAAAGCGGACCGATTAAGAAAATTAATTATAAAACTAAGAAGTAATGCCAAACATAGATAGAAGAGATGACGAAATGCCGTCACAAAGTATGGCAATGCGTTTCCAATCGCCTTACCCGAGAAAAATATCTCAAGAAGCACCATCTAATTTTAAAGCTGCCATACAAGAAGCGGCTACTGATCCAAGTAATGAAGGGGCACAAAAATTAGCACCAACACTGCGATTTTGTGGAGGTAAGTCTAAATCATATAAAAAATAATATTATGTCAGAAGATAAAAAAGTAAAAGAAGTAAAAAAAGATAAGCCAGCTCCAAAACCAGCTGCACCTAAAGTAGCACCAGGAACAGATCTTACGCCAAGACCCTAATGCCACAAAAATTATCTCCTGCGGCCCGTAAGAAAAAAGCGGCCCGTGACCTTGCATATGCTAAAACTCCCCGGCGTAGAGCTATGAAGGCGGAGAATCAAAAGAAAAGGCGCTCGGCACTTAAGAGGGGGATAAATATAAAAGGTAAAGATTGGGATCACAATAAGAAAAAATTTGTTAGCGTCGCAGCTAATAGAGGTGGTCACGGTAAAGGAACTAAGAAATACAACACTACATGAAAGCAATACCATTAACAGCAAAGCACGCCCCGTGCACTTGTGCAGCACCCACTCCACTAACACGGAAGAAAGGCAAAGCACCATCCCGTAAAAAATCTAAAGGTTATTATGCTAAGGTTAAATCAGGTAGCGGCTCAGGCAGTAAAGCTGGTGGTGGAATGACAGCTAAAGGTGTAGCTAAGTATAGAAAAGACAATCCGGGCAGCAAATTAAAAACTGCTGTAACAACTCCGCCCTCTAAACTTAAGAAAGGCAGCAAAGCAGCAAAACGTCGTAAAGCATTTTGTGCTAGATCCAAATCATGGAAATCAGAGCGTGGTAGAGCAGCACGCCGTAAATGGAACTGCTAACATATATCTTATAAATTTTATTTAATTAAATCAAACTAAATGGCAATACAATTCGGATCCCCGAAGATAGTCAAAGAACTAAGCTTTAAGAAAGAAGCTAAGGACGGACTAATCTCAGGAATAAACAAATTAGCAGAAGCAGTGGGCAGTACGTTAGGCGCGTCTGGTCGTACAGTAGTATTAGAAGATGACTTCGGTAATCCTCACGTTACAAAGGATGGTGTAACTGTAGCAAACTATATAAACCTAGAAGACCCAGTAGAGAACCTAGGTGTGACTATGCTTAAGCAAGCATCCAGACAAACAGCATCAAAAGCCGGTGATGGTACAACAACCTCAACAGTGTTAGCACAGTCGGTAATTAAAAATTACTTTGATTTAGATGCAGAGAAATACTCTTTCCGAGATGTTAAAAACGGTATGCTAGCGTTTACCAAGCTTACTATAGATGCACTTAATAAGAAAGGTGTGGATGTAGATGACAAGCGGTTAAATCATGTATCCCGTATATCCGCTAATAATGATCCACAGTTAGGTGACTTTATTGCTGAAGCTTTTAAGCTAGCTGGTGATAACGGAGTAGTTACAATGGAAACAAGTCCAAGTAATGAAACTTACATTGAAGCGGTTGATGGGACACACATTAAGTCTACCACTAAAAGTATGTATTTTCATACAAATAAAGAAAAAGAATTAAGCGAGCTAGACAAGCCACTTATATTCTTATGTTCGTCTGAAGTTTCAAACGTTAGACGTATACAAACAATATTAGAGCACGCAATCAAGTCCAATAGATCATTGCTGCTCATTGCTCCTTGCGATCAACAAGTCGTGTCTGCTTTAGCCATGAACCACGTAAAGGGCAATATTAAGTGCAATATTATTGATCCTCCATCATTCGGACTGAAGCGGAAGGATGTACTTGATGATATTGCCCTTCTAACGGGTGCTACTGTTATTGACGAAGGTTTAGGAGACTCTCTAGATAATATCACCCCTGAAGTGCTAGGAAGAGCCGATAAGGCCATCATAGATAACGACGGGACTACTCTAGCCATTGCAGAAGCGGCAGATGGAGTTAAAGAACGCGTAGAGTATTTGCAATCTCAATTAGATGAAGAAGAACACCACATTATGCGGCCACATATAGAAAGCAGGCTAGCTATTTTAAATGGAGGCGTATCTATTGTTTATGTTGGTGGTGACACTGAAGTGGAAGTTTCTGAAAAGAAAGATCGTGTTGATGATGCTATACACGCAGTTCGCGCTGCTAAAAAAGAAGGTATACTTCCTGGAGGCGGTTCAGCATTATGTTTTTTATCTAGTACTTTAAAAGCTAACACGTCTAATGAAGGTGAAGAGATTGGGGTAGAGATTATAAAAAGAGCATTACATTCACCATTTGTACGTATCTTAAATAATGCTGGGCTAGATCCAGCGGATTATAGACATTTAGATAAATGGGGAGCAGGAGTAGATGTAACAGATGGGAAGATTAAAGACATGCGTAAAGCAGGAATCATTGATCCAGTACTAGTTACTAAGTCTGCACTACAAAATGCAGTTTCGGTAGCAACAACTATTCTATCAACTGATTGTGTAATTTCAAATGTTAGAGATTATGAAGGCGATAGGTAGATACATTATTATATCCGAAATTAAAGAAGATATTAAAAAAACAGAAGGTGGACTGCTTTTAGCAGAAAACCACAGAGAAGATATAAGATACCGTACGGCAGATGTAAAGTCTGTCGGTACGGATGTCAAAGGTATAAATGAAAATGACAGGATATATTACGACAGACATGCTGGCCATAATATAGAAATTGGTAAAGACATATATAAAGTTATACAAGAGCAAGACGTTATAATCGTATTATAATGGATAGGAGTGATTTTTTAGAAAGAGGCGAATTAAAAGTTGACTTTCTTAAATATTATAGGCTCGTATCACGGTGGGCTTGTAAAGAAAACGATATAACTATATCAGATTTAGAATTGTTATTTTATTTAGATCCTATTAAATACTTTACTATAAAAGATTTTCAAAATGGCACGATGTACTATCATTGGGATCGCCAACGCTTTTATAGAATTCAACGAGAAGGTTGGGTAGAAAAAATACATAAAGGAAATGGACGTTTAGGCGATCATAATAAATATAAAGTATCTATGAAAGGCAAACGGCTAATCAATAGAATATACAAAATATTGATTGGTAAAGAAGATATGCCTATATCAGCTAAAAGAAGTAAGATTGGAAAACGATCTACTTACGTTGATAAAGTATATGCAAACGCAATAGATAAATTTAACAAAGACAAATTATAAATGGCTAGAATATCAACGTACGGTCAAGACGGCACTTTAAATAAGCTAGATAAAGTAATTGGTACTGATAGCGAAACTGGCGCTACCAAGAACTATTCTATTAATTCAGTACTAGGTCTCGTTAATGAAGATGATCTAGTAGATCGACCTGACGGTGGAGCATTCTCATTTAAAAGTTACCAGGCAGGAAACACAAACCCAGAGGGTATAATTAATTTAAATGCTGGTTCAGCTACCCAAGCTAACTTTAGTGCTATAAATCAAATATATATATCTGTATTAGATAAGTCGGGTTTAAGCGTAGCTGAGTACCTGAATAATGCTGATAATGATTTTATAAAAATATCAAAAAGAGATAATATAAATCAATTTGGTATTTATGAAGTTACGGCTATTGTAGATCATGACGGAGGGGCTTACAAAAAATTAACACTAACTCCTAGGGGAACTAACGGTACTTTAAACCCTAACGACAACTACTTCGTTTCAAACTATTCTGCACTATATGATCAAGATTTTTCAGATGACTCTATAACTGAGTTTGGCGATGTAAGTAATAGTTTTTTCACGGGTACTGGCATATCACAGCTTACAAACGCAGGGTCTGGTGCTATTATAACAACCGCAGAAAGAAATAGCTTGGTTGGTATTGCAGACGCACTATTACATTCTGATGTAGTTAACAATCTAACCACAACAACAATAGACGTACCGTTGTCCGCGGCACAAGGTAAAGTTCTTAAAGGCTTAATTGATTCAATAAATACACTTTTAACAAGTGATAATGTTGATTTAGATAACTTACAAGAAGTTGTAGACTATATAGAAACTAACCGAGAAGATTTAGATAGCTTAAGCATATCTAATATAACTGGTTTACAAGATGCTTTAAATCTTAAGCAAGACACAGAAACAGGTAAAGGTTTATCTGCAAATGATTTTACTGATGCACTTTTAGTTAAGCTTAATGATATTGCTGATAACGCAGAAGTAAATGTTAATGCTAATTGGAGTGCTGTTTCTGGCGATGCTCAAATACTCAACAAACCTACAGACTTAACTAATCTTTCTTTGCATAACGCAACCGACTTAGCAGACATTACTAACTCGGGATCTGGCGCTATTATAACTGGGGATGAAAGAATTAAACTTACTGGTATTGCGACAGGCGCTGAAGTAAATGTTAATGCCGACTGGGATGCTGCAACTGGTGATGCTCAAATACTTAACAAGCCATCACTTGCGCCCAGCAATGCAGAACAAAACGTTCAAGCCAATTGGAGTGAATCAGACAATACATCCGACGCGTTTATAGCTAATAAACCATCAGTTGCCTTATCCACAACAACTATAGAGGTTGTTGGCACCTCTAATGAAATAGAGGTGTCTCCAGCAGCAGCTCAAGACCTTTCAGCTAATAGAACATTTACTATTGGGCTACCTAATGATGTAACTATAGGCGAGGATTTAAAAGTTAACGAAACTATAGAGTTAGTTAATGCACAAACCTCAACGCCGGCTTTTGATAATGGTATTTACTATAGCACAGAAGATGGCCATGATACTCTGCACTTCCGTTACCATGGACATGATCTAAGTATCGATCAGCTTACTGAAAATATACCTACCGGTATTTTAAATGGCGGTGAAATATCAACAAACACTAATACAACATTTGACATCGCCGCGGGTGATGGTATAATTAATATACTAAACAAAGGTGTTGGATCAGATCCTCATCCTGAAATAAAAAAAGTAGCTTGGAGTGCTACAACAGTAACACACACCCTTGGAGACGCTAATGATGCTGACCAGATTAATACATGGGTTTATGTAGATCAAAATGGTGCAATACAACAAACAACTTCTGATTTAACTCCAGGTATATGGAGAAGCAACATAGTATTAGGGGCTGTAATACATTCATCTAATGTAATTAGATTTGTAAGAACCTTCCCTAGAACTGCTTATTCAAGCGGTAATACATATGCAGAGTTTGTTGAAATATTTGGGCCACTTAAAAAATCTGGACATTTACTAACTGTAAATAGTACAAATACACTTGCTTTAGATAGAGCAGCTGGTCAAGCGTTTGCTTTAGGTAGAAATTATACTACAGACCCATTAAACCCTTCTTTAGTTTCAGACGGCGCAAGTACACCTGTATTTCACAGATACTCAAGCACGTCTACTGGTTTTACTAAAGACAACGGTGTTGGTGGCGCGGGTTTTACGTCTATTGACCCAAGTAAATATGATAATAATGGTACTATTACTACTGTTAGTGGTGGTAATTATTCCGTACAAAGACTTTATCATTTTCCAAATAACACTAGCGTAATAGTTGCTTATTATGGTAAAGAAGAATACGCGAGTATTGATGAAGCTGAAAAGAACTATTTATTAGAAAACTTTCAAGAGGCTAACAATACAGCAACTCAAGCTATATATTTAGGAGCTTTAATAGTTAAAGGTAATGCTACTGATTTATCTAATTCTTCGCAAGCTAAAATATTAACTGGTGGTATATTTAGAAGTTTATCAGCAGCTAATTTAGGCGGAGTTGCAGCTAATTCAGCGTTAAGTGATTTATCTGATGTAACAATTACATCTCCAACTAATGGACAAGTTGTAAAATATAATTCTACTACTGGTCAATTTGAAAATCAAGCTGACGCAGGTGGAATACAATTAACTGATTTATCTGTAGGGGCTGAAGGAACAGCTTCAGGTGACGGGGATGTGGGCTACGATAACACAACAGGCGTGTTCACATATACTCCACCTGATTTAAGTACATATGTAGATGGAACAGGAACTGCAGGCAATTTACCAAAATTTAGTGACGCAGATACTTTAACTGACTCAGCTATATCCGAGCAAGCAGGTGTAGCTATAACACTGTCTTTAACGGGGGCAGTTTTTACAACTGGACCTGCTACATTAACACTAGACAATAGTAATGGGGGTGTTAATCCATTAGGTGGTTGGAGTGTTGGAGAAACATTCACAATTGGCTATAACATCCAAACTAATAACGGAGGCTTTGATTTTGGAGCGGCTGGGACAGCCGTTACAATTACTTCAGCAACAGCAACAGGATTTACAGGAAGTCAATTTAATATTCCTAGTGGCGAAACTGCAACATATGTTTCTGGAAGCTTTACATATAGCGGCTCAGCTGGAGTAACACCATCAAAAATAGGTATCAATAAAGTGACACCTAATGTTTCTTTAGACATAAATGGGACAGACTCAGTGCAAATGCCTTCAGGTACGACCGCTGAAAGACCTGCTGGTGCAAACGGTATGTTTAGGTATAACACCGAGGACAACCAATTTGAAGGCTATACTGACGGTGCTTGGGGAGCAATTGCTGGTTCTGGCGGTTCAGGAGGTACTATAGTTAAGAAAACCTTTTCAGGCAACGGGTCCAATAGAGATTTTCTTTTAGATGATGCTATTGTAGCTAAATCTAATGTTGATGTATACGTTAATGGTGTTTATCAGTTTCCTTCTAATTACGAAGTAAGCGGATCAACCGTAACATTTGATACAGACGCTATACCATCTACAGGAACAGATAATGTCAGTATTACGAATGTGATTGGGGTTATTTCAACAGAAGGTTCTTCAATGCAAAAAACATCTTTCACGGGAGATGGCACAACAACTACTTTTGCTCTAGGGGACACGCCTCAAGCGAAGTCGTTTACAATAGTACATGTTCAAGGTATTTACCAGGAGTCTAGCACTTATAGTATATCAGGAAGTAGCATAGTATTTACAACAGCTCCATCTAATGGACATACAGTTGAAGTAACCTTTATAGCGGGCACAATAACTGTTGCTAGTTTAGACGTTGGTTCTCAGACTATAAATAGCTTTACAGGAACAGGATCACTTGCATCATTTGATTTAGGCACTAATGCTGTTTCGGATAAGAATTATACAGACGTATATATAAATGGTGTTTACCAAGCTAAAGACCAGTATGAGTTAAGCGGTACAAACATAGTGTTTGACACTGCGCCTCAAAACGGTTATAGTGTTGAAGTAAAATGCCACTCAGCGTCGCCCGCTAATGTTGTACCTACGAGTACAATGACGAGCGATGTATTTACAGCAGACGGAGTAACCTCAACCTTTCCATTAGTAAACGGTTCTCCTGTAAGTAAAGAATTTACAATGGTCTTTGTAAGCGGTATATACCAACAAAAATCTGCGTATAATTTATCAGGAAGCAACATCGTGTTTAATGGAGAAAACCCCGCGGAAGACGATACCATTGAGGTGATAACATTATCATCTTTAAATAATACATCTTCACCGGTTTCAAGTGTAAACGGGCAAACCGGAGTTGTCACAGTGGATATACCACCTGCAAAACACACGGTTTCTGTTATAAGTTCAAATGCAAATGCTGCAGCTAATACACTATATGTATTTACAGCTAATTTAAATTTAACTTTACCAGCTTCACCTGGATCTGGAGATAGTATAAAAATATCGAATAGATCGGCAGTTGCTACTTGTCAGCTTTTAAGAAACGGTAATAATATTTTAGGAGCAGCAGTGGATTTAACTTTAGATACGGTAGCGGCTAGTTTTGAATTAGTATATACAGATGCAGCTAACGGCTGGGTAATAATAGGGCAATAATATGGGAAATTTAACAGATCACTTTTCAGCAGGAAGTTCAAGCAATGTATTAGAAATAGTTTCTTACAACACCGATGGTAGAACAGTTACTCTTAATGGTACAGATTATACGGCAGGCACAACGGCTGTTCACGCAGGGAGTACGTCAGATTATGACGTTAGTGGCTGCTCTATAGCTTATACGCCTCCTAGCGGAACAAAAGCTGTAATTTATGAAATAGATGTCACATCAACTTATGTTGATGGTACTGGAATTTCACATTTTTGGCTTGATATAGACGGCACTGAAGTTACTAGAAGCAGAAGAACCCTAAGGGGTACTACTTGGCAGCAGGTTCTTGCTTTTAGGTTTACGATACAAGTAGATGCTACAACGGAAAATTTAGCTTTAGGACAAGTGGGTACGTGGGATTCTGATAAAACGTTGAAGCTAAAGGCTAGAGAATATAGCTCTTCCTACGAATCAAGAACAAATGATTTGACTTGGTGGGACGGAACAACAGCAAACCCAAGAATAGCTTATTCAAATTTAAAAATAACAGCAGTATCATAACATGGCATTAACAAAAATAACATCAGGAGTTGTAAGTGAAGAATTTTCTTCAACAACCTCCTTAATATCAGCAGTAACTGTTGATATAGATTGGAATAGCTCTAAGGTGTTTACTTTAACACCTAACGAAGCAATAACATTAACATTTAGTGATTATAAAGTGGGTATGGTAAAAGTGTTAATAGCTACCGGAGCAGCAGGCTCAGGCGCGCTAACTTTTCCATCAGAAGCTATTGATTTAGCAGGTACTGCTTTTGATAACACTAGTGGTGTAAAAAACTTTATTCAAATGATTTGCACGTCGGATTCAGGAAACGGAGAGTTTTTTTACACTATAACCCAACCAGCTACATAATATGCTAGGGGGAAGTTTATTATCAGGACCATTAGCAGGATCTGCTACTTTGATTATTGAATATTTAATAGTTGCAGGAGGTGGAGCCGGCGGGAATTATGGCGGTGGTGGTGCTGGCGGAATGTTAACCGGAACATTTGAATTCTTAGGGACATCTATTAATTTACGTATAGGGCACGGTGGGTCAGGTACCTCAATTAATTCCAGCGGACAAACCCCTGCGTTGATGGGGAGTGATTCCTTTATAGCACCTGATGTGGGAGATACATTAACCGCAATAGGAGGTGGTCACGGGGGTAGACACGACTATGATGTTGCACAAGACGGAGGATCAGGTGGTGGTACAGGCCCTGCATCTGGTTCAGTTAGAGCTGGAGGTTTAGGAACTCCTGGACAGGGATTTAATGGAGGTTCGAATGGTACTAATCAAAACCCCTACCCCGCTGGGGGTGGTGGTGGCGCTGGTGGGCCTGGAGGAAACGGGTCTCATCCAGGTATATCAGGAAACGGAGGAGTTGGAAGACAATCTTCAATAACAGGTTCGCCAACATACTACGCTGGTGGGGGCGGCGGAAGAACTTATTATAGTGGATACACTAATGGAACTGGTGGCACAGGAGGCGGTGGAAACGCTGCTTCTGGAACCGGCGGTAATGGTGCAGACAGCTTAGGCGCGGGTGGTGGTGGTAGCTACGGTAGTGGGGGCAGTGGAATAATCATTCTAAAACTTCCGATCGCTTTTCTTCCCACGGAGTCTTCATCATCCAATATAGATAAATCCGAAATAACCTCGGGCAGTTATAAAATAATATCATATAAAGTGAACGTTAAGAGTAGCGATTCGACAATAACATTAACATTCTAAAAAATGGCACAAACAAAAGTAAAAAGCGGATTATTAGCAGATGAATTCTTTTCGTCTAGTGTAATTACAACTAACGTTGACTGGACTGCTTCATCTGTATTTACAAAAACATGTACTGTTGATACTACACTTACGTTTTCTAATGTAAAAACCGGAATGGTAAAAACATTAATTATCGATGGTAACTACGCTTTAACCTGGCCTGCTGGCGTTAAATGGTTAAATGGAACATATAGCGGAACAGCTACAAAAAATATTATTCAGTTATTATCAACAAATGATGATACTGAAATATTTGGAACAATATCAAATTATACCGAATAATGAAAGCACGTTTAGAAAACGGAAAGGTTGTAAAGTACAACACTATTCCAAATATATTATCGAACAGCAGTAAAAGCATTACAAACGCAAATGTAGCTTCTGACGAAGTACTAGAAGAGTTTGGGTTTTTTAACGTTGTTGTTCCAGAGTATAATTTAGAAACACAAGCAATAAATAATTTACACTTTAGTCCTACAGGCAATTACTTTACGTATGATGTTGTAGAAAAAGAAACAGAATAATATGGCTATTAACGAACGTCTAGTACATACCGCATCAGCAGCAGCAGCAGGAGGAGGCACAGGTAATCAAGAAGAAGGATTAATCTTGCACTTAGACGCTAATGACGTTGACTCTTATGACGGAGATGGTACTGAATGGGTTGATATAGCTAACCACGAATACACTCCTACTACTAACGTATCAGAGCATTTTAATACTGTTATATATAATGGTACTGGTTCAACAAGTTCAATTACTGAGCTAGGTTTTCAACCTGATTTAGTTTGGATTAAGAAAAGAAGTGGGGGAACTGCAAGAGACCACATGCTGTACGACTCTGCTAGAGGCGCTGGATATAGACTGCGGGCTAATCAGAATTATTCTCATTCTTATGCTAATGACGAATTAACCTCGTTTGATGCCGATGGGTTTTCTCTCTCCATTAGTGATGCTGTAAACGGAAGCAGTTCGTCAGCAAAATACGTGGCTTGGTGTTTTAAAGCAGGAGGTGCGGCAGTATTAAACGAAGAAGGTACGATAGATTCTCAAGTTAGTGCTAATAATGATTTAGGATTTAGTATTGTAAAATGGTCTGGAAACGATACTACAGGTGCAACTATTGGACACGGAATGTCCTCTACTCCAGAGTTAACAATAATTAAAAACACTGGCTCTTCAGGTGATTGGCAAATTAATCTTAATGCTTCAGTAACAGGCACAGAGGGTTATATGAATTTTAATACAAACGGGTTATATACCACTTACCCCACATATTACACATCATCAAATAGCACAGTACTATCTAGCAACGGTACATCAAATGCAACAAGATTATACAACAATCAGTCTTCGGATTACATAGCTTACTGCTTCGCTTCTAAAAGAGGTGTAAGTAAAGTGGGTAGTTATACGGGAACAGGTGCAGCAGGTAATAAAGTTGTAACTGGTTTTGAACCTGCTTTTATTATGACGAAGAGAAGTTCTACATCAGGCGATAATTGGAATATTATTGATAACGTAAGAGATACAGACACCGATAAAAACGCATACCTAAGAGCAAATTTAAGTAACGAAGAAACAAATTCATCTAGCTCAATAACTTTTAACCGAGATGGCTTTACTTTAAATGGTGTTTCTTTTAATACAAGTGGTCAAACTCACATCTACTATGCAGTAGCTAAGAGCACAAACGAAACAAGTTTAACGCCTAGCACAGATGATTTTACAGCAGGTAGCGTTGAAACTACTAACTTAGAATTAAACTTAGATGCTAATAGCTATTCGGGTTCAGGCAATTGGTTAGATGGCACTTCAAATTACAACAATGGAACTATTACAGGTGCTAGTTATGTTAATGATGGTAGTGCTGATTATTTTAGTTTTGATGGTTCTAACGATTATATAGACTGTGGGAGTGCATCAAATATAATTCCTGCTGGTAGTAATTTTACTATTGAAACTTGGGTTAACGCAAATAATAATACCACAAACACTTATTGGTCAGTGGTAGGTGCTGTTCAATCGGGCAGTCCATTTGGCGGTTTTATGATTTATAACCATCTCAACACTGATAACTGGGGTATAGCTTTAAACAAGTCAGGAGCTTGGACTAGCTTGGATTCTGGTGTTGATATTGAGGTTGGTAAATGGGTACACTTAGCTTACACCTACGATGGCTCATATATGAAGCTGTTTGTTGATGGAGAAGAAAGATTTTCGTCTTCGCAAAGTGGTTCTTTACAGTATGCGGGAAATTTGAATCTTGAAATAGGGAGAAATGTAAGTTCATACGCACCAGTTAAAGTAGGTCAGGTTAGAGCACACTCATCAGCATTAACACCTGCGCAAATAAAATCAAACTACGAAGCTACAAAAATATATAATACACCTGATTTACAACTAAATTTAGATGCAGGAGATGATGACTCAACTTCTAGCAATTGGCAAGACTTATCTAGTAATGACTACACAGCTACGTTTACTGGCGTTACCTACGATGAAGAACTAGGCAATTCATATAACTTCGTAGGGGGCAGTTCGGAAGTTTTACTCAACGATAGCGGAAGCTTAACTAACAACGCAAACTTTACTGTTGAAATGTGGTTAAATAGTACTGATAATTCTGACTATCAAGAACTTTGGGGTAGTATGAATAACGCAGGAGGTGCTAGGCAAATATATGCTAGGACGGGGCCTGACGATAAAATAGAAATAACAGCATATTCTTCAAACAGTAGTAACGATTACAGACAAGTAAAAACAATAAACGCAGTAGGTAGTAAAATTTATGGCAAATGGGCTCATTTATCCATTGTTATGTCTAACCAAAAGATTACAGGGGTTTATATAAACGGAGAATCAGAACCTATAACTACACTGAGTGGAACTTCCCATCTTATGCACTTGACGTCAACGACCAACTTTGGTATCGGGGGTTGGCAAAATGCTGGAACAGGAGTTTCTTTTAACGGGAATATAGGTCAAGTAAGAATGTATCATTCAGCCCTTACCCAATACCAAATACGCCAAAACTACAACTTTACTAAGCCTAGTTATCCTAATGGGCATAATGGAACTATATTAGGTGCTACTTGGAATAGTGGAGGTTACTTTACTTTTGATGGTAGTAATGATTATGTACAAACAAGTCTAGCTATGAGTTCAGCTAATGTAACTACTTCATTTTGGTTTAATGCTGATGCAACTAGTAGCACTGACTACCCTTTATTTTTTACATCCAATGGTGGAAGAGTAGATATAAACATATCCGAAGATACTGCTTCAGCTGAAGGATATTATAATATATTACGGATAAAAACACCAACAGCAATAGGTCAATGGAATCATGTAGCGGTTGTTTTTGAAGGTTTTGCAGGTTCATATTCAGGAACTTATGGTTCAGCTATAACTTTTACTGCTTATATAAATGGAGTTGCGGTTACATCATCAGGGTCACTTACGCCTTACGCTCAAGTTGCAAATGGTTATGAGGGTAGTATGAGAATTGGAAGAAGTGGGGGTGGTTACTATTATGATGGTCAAATAAGCAAAGTCAAAGCTTATGACAAATCCTTAACACAAGCAGAAGTAACTACTTTATATAACGAAGGGGAATAATGAGTAAGAAAAAATTTAAAGACACTGACGTTGGGAAATTTCTACTACAGAAAATTCCTAGCGTCGTAGGTGCTATAGCAGGAGATACTCCAGTAGGTAGTGTGATCAAAGCTATTATAGGCGGATCGGAAATGCCACAGGAAGATAAACAAATTGCTCTTAAAAAGTTAGAGCAAGAAATACACGAGTTTGACGGTATAACTAGAAGATGGGTTGCGGACGCAAGAAGTGGTTCTTGGCTATCGTCTAACGTACGTCCATTAACATTAGCATTCCTTACTATTGCTTTTGTAATTGGATGGTGGTATCAATTGGAAGGACTCGACACAGTTAAATCCCTTCTACAAATAGTATTCATGGGATATTTTGGTTCTCGAGGTTTTGAGAAAGTAATGGGTAATAATAAACATAAATGACATTTACAGATTTAAAAGTATACGGATTGAATTCAACAGCATTAGTTGCTAGTACACAGGAAGTGGCTCTAAACCCGATGCTGCAAGCTGCAGTGTTAATATTAACTATAATTTATACAAG